TACCACAGACGATACGGATACCGTGGGATTGCTTACAGTTGTTATGCAGGATGATTCTGATTGTCTGCCTGTTTTCCGAGATTTTCAAGTGATAGAAGAAACTGTTTACGATGAAATGTTCAAGGCCGCTGCCACAGGAGTTAATGCCGCCTGTGATACAGCTTTATCCGATTATGGTGCGAATACAACTACTCCACCAACTGCCAATGCTATAAGAGATGCTATTGTTGACGATGCTACACAAATAGATGCAAGTGCATTAAATACTCTAAGTGGTCACGACCCTGGTGCTACTATAGCTAAACCTGGAGATGCAATGACATTAGCCGCAGACCAAGCTGTGGATGTTACTAAATTAAATGGTGATGCTCAAAGTCTTTTAGATTTGAAAGATTTTGCTGATTCTGGATATGACCCTGCAACTGACAAGATTACAGGTTGTAAAGTTAATGATGATATGGTTGGAACTGATGGTGCGAACACGACAGCTCCAGATAATACTAATATAGTTAACATTCACAATGTTGTAAAATCGGGAGGTACAGGTGATTGTGCGGCAATAATGGCCGATACAAGCGAGTTACAGACCGATGATATACCTGGAACTTTGTCGACTAATGATACAAGTGTTGATGCTCAATTAGCCGCTATCAAAGCAGAAACGGTTTTAATAGTGGGAGATACGAATGAACTCCAAGTGGATGATATTCCGGGAAAACTATCAGATTTACAAACACATGGCGATTCAACTTGGCCGACCGCTACTTCTGTTACAGTGAGTGATAAAACAGGATTCAGTTTGAGTACGGCAGGAGTATTAGCTATCTGGCATCAACTACTTGCTGCTATTGTAACGGCGGATACCATTGGTAAAAAGTTAAAAGATTGGGTTGTCGGGCAGGTAACAGGGACGGATAATATAGATTTTAGTACATCACAGAAGACAAGTCTTAATGCTGCCACACCTGATTTGTCTGCTATCACGGGTGACAAGGCCAGTTATAAAGCAGATGTTACCAATCTTGATGCTGCTGTATCTACCCGAAGTTCCCACGATGCAGCAGCCGTTAAAACTGCTATTGAAGCTGTGGGTTCTAATCTTGCTCTGATTATGGCAGATACAAGCGAGTTGCAGACCGATGATATCCCGACCAAAATCGCTGCCGTTCAGACCGAGGTGGATAAGATTGATGCAGTAGATACTGTGGTTGATAGTATAAACGCACTAATTGACCAGAGTCTATCCACTACTGAAAGTAATATAATCACAGAAGTTGATGCAAATGAAACAAAGATAGATGCAGTAGATACTGTGGTTGATTTTATTAAGGATGTCACAGAGGGCGATGCAGAGATAGACACGGGGGCAACTCCGTGGCAGTTAGTTATTACAAAGAAGGGTACCGCTACGGAATTGGTACGCAAAGACCTGAAAGATAAGGATGGAAATAATATCACTGGTATCAGTACGGTGATAGGTCAGCATAAGGAACCTTGATGAGAACGTTTCCGGCACAAGTTGGTTTGAACCTTGGTAGTTTGGACGATGTCCCTCCGGACACTCCCACGATTACTGATGTTATAGATGGTGGTAACGGAGTTAGTGCCATTATCTCTATTACAGGAACGTATACCGTTAGATTATATTATAGATTTCTCTATGCAGATACCTGGACGACAGGAGGTACTCGTTCCGGGAGTGGAGATGTAACCCAGTCAGGATTATCTTCAGGGAGAACCTACGAATTTTACTGTGTTGCAGATGATGGTGTTTTAACTTCCATACCAAGTAATATAATGACTCAAAGAATATCAGGAACAACGGCAAAAGATATAGCTTTGGGACGTTCTGTGATATCTATATTAACTGCTTACATCATAAATAATTTATCTCTTATGACTGACCCGAGTGATGGAAATGACTGGCCTTTGTATATTTCGAGTATGCCGGATGGTGATAATGTGAAAACAAGTTGTGGGGCTATTTATGATACCGCAGGGGTGTTGGATGGAAAATTGTCGAGCGGAGAAGTTGTCCGACACCCTGGAATACATTTGAGAATTCGTTCAAATGATTATGAAGAGGGATATGCCAAGATAGAAGAGGTTGCTTTGGCATTGGATAATGTGAATAAGGATACCATTGTGCTGGGTGGGGATACTTATCTACTGCAAAATATAAGTAGAACGACTTCTATAGTTCCTTTGGGTCCTGAAAAAGGATACAAGAGAAGATTTTTGTTTACGGTAAACTTTCTCGTTTCGCTTCGAAAGGTTTAATTTTGAAAGGATGGTAAGATGGCTAATTTGGATGATGGTTTCCCAACCAAGGTTACGTTTTCAGGAGCAGGTAGTCAAGTTGATATCTACTTGTATGAGAAGGAGGTTACTCCTCCCGGACTTGCTGGTGGAGGTGCGATAGATACGACCACAATGAGAAATATAACCTATCGCACCAAACTGCCCAAGGCTTTGCTGGATTTGACCTCGTGTTCGTTTGTGGGTGCTTATGACCCTGATTTATATACTGAGATTTTGACGGCGATGAATACGAATCAGGAAATTGTAGTCACCTTCCCGGATGATAGTACCCTGACATTTTGGGGATGGGTTGATGAGTTTACTCCCAATGCTCTCATTGAGGGGGAACAACCCACTGCCAGTATAACTATCATACCGTCGAATTGGGATGGTACTGCAGAAATAGCTCCTGCTATGAGTCCTTAAAGGCTGTATCCGCTGCTATTCGGCTGGATAGTGTGTTTTGGGTACTATGTTGTGTATTTAACGCAGGACAGCCAGCGACAGGGCGGTTGTTGGTGTAGTTAAAAGGGTTGATAAAACGTTTACTTTGGAAAGGACAGTAAAATGGGTAAGGAACTGAGATTCAGTACGGTATTGAAAGAGCTTCCTGTGTTTCTAACAGGGAAGGATGAGGTAGAGAAAAAGTGTACCTTGAAGGAATTAACCGGAGCTCAACGTGCCCTCTACAATGAGAGTTTTGATGTTCAGATTGAGATGAATGAAGAAGGTAAAGCCAAGGCTGTGGCAGGTGCAGGCTTCAAATCTTTTTCAGCCAAGCAATTTTTGGCTTTGTGCCTATATGATGAAAAAGACATGCTCATTGATGAAAAAATTATAGGTACCTATCCCAGTACCATGCTCGCTAAATTACACGAAGCGGCATTGGAACTCAGTGGTTTGGATAGGAAGGCTCTTGAAACATCAAAAAACGAATCAAAGGGGAGCGGTTCCAGTGGTATCGAATAGCTTCCCATTTGAAAATGTCTGTACAGAGAGCTCAATTTGAGATTACTTCTACGGAGTTTATAGATTGGATTACTTATTTAGATGATGAAGAAGGAAATAGAATTCGTAAGGAGGATTATTATCTTGCCAACATTGCTGCCGAGGTGCGACGGTCTTATGTTAAGAACCCGGCAAAGGTTAAATTAGAATCCTTTTTGATGAAATTCAAAGGGAAGGATGTATCAAAGAGGCCGAAGATGACGAGAAAGGAAAGAACAAAAAGAGCTAAATCGTTTTGGGGAGCTTTACTAAAATCTCCAGTGAGGAAGAAGTAAAATGGCAGCCACACTTGACCTGGGTAACCTCCTCGTGCATATGAAAATGGATGCTTCTCAATATATGAATGCGATGAGAAGTGTCGAAGCACGGATGAGGAAGACTTCCCAAAGATTAATAAGTATCGGTAGAAGTATGTCTATGTATATAACGGCTCCTATAGTTGCTATGGGAGGGGCTTCTGTTAAGGCTTTTGCCTCCTTTGATGATGCTATGACGAAATCATTAGCAATAATGTCAGGTATCACTCCTCAATTAAGAAAGGAAATGGAGGATTTAGCTTTGGAGATTTCTAATAAGGGGGTTGTTTCTGCCAAGGATTTAGCAAGGAGTTATTTTTACCTCGCTTCAGCAGGACTTGATGCAAGACAATCTATGGCTGCTCTGAAAACTGTTGAGGAATTTGCTGTGGCAGGTGCTTTTGATATGGCATTGGCTACGGATTTGGCAACAGATGCTCAAAGTGCTTTGGGGTTGACAGTTAAGAATGCTCAACAGAACATGATAAATATGACGAGAGTTACTGATGTTTTTACAGGAGCAAACACCCTTGCCAATGCTTCTACTCAGCAGTTTTCGGAGGCATTGACTTCACAGGCTGGTCCTGCTATGAAGAATTATGGTGTAGAAATAGAGGAGGGGGTTGCGGTATTGGCTGCTTATGCAGACCAGGGTATCAAAGCTCAACACGCAGGCAATATGATGAGTAGGATGCTAAGGTTAATGATAAAAGGATTTATGGATAGTCGAGGAGCTTGGGAACGGTTTAATATAGATATATTTACGGCGACTGGAGAATTGAAACCTCTCTATACCATTATAGGAGATTTGTCAAGGGTTTTGAACAGGATGTCCACAGAGCAGAAAAATGCCACTCTTAGTATGCTTGGATTTCAAGCTCGTTCCCAACAAGCCATTCTTCCTTTGTTAGGTCTTCAAGATAGGATAAAGGAGTACAATGATGAACTTTTGAAAATGGGGGGTATTACTAAAAAGATAGCAGAAAGACAATTAAAGTCTTTCTCATCGCAGATGAAGATTTTATGGAATCAAATAAAAAATACCGCTATTGAAATTGGGGCAAGGATGGCTCCGAGTATTCTCTCGTTGAACGAGAAAATTAGGAAGGCCATATCATATTGGAATTTGATGGAGGATAGTGTCAAACGAAATATCCTTATATTTGCTGGTGTGGCTGCTGCTATTGGACCAGTTCTGCTGGCAACAGGATTGCTTCTTAAATCTCTTACCTTTATGATTGCTACTGTTGGTACTCTCGCATCTTCTTTTGCAGGATTAACAGCCGCAGTGTTTGGTCCAATAGGAGTAGTCTTATTATTAGCTGCTATTGCTTATGCCTTGCGGGCGGCTTGGAAGCAAAACTTGAAGGCCATTAAGGATAGAATGCAAGAATTGTTTGATTCCTTTAAGGTGGGGTTTGATTGGTTGCGAGGAACTATATTGGTGAGATTTTTGGTGTGGTTTGGTGAGGAATTTCAGAGCACGTTCAGTTATGTGAAGAGTGAGTTTGGTACTTTTTTAAATGACATAGCAGGAATGTGGCATGGTAGCGTTACTTGGTTGAAGAAGATGTCAGAAGGGGTTGTAGCGGCAATGCAGGCTCCTACCTTCTACCAGATGATAGATGATTTTAAGAAAGGGTGGGAGAAAGCTGGAAATGCTTTTGCTTTTTCGTTTGTGGAGGGTTCCGATAGGGCGACAAATGCTTTAGAGGCTTTTAAGAAATCAGTCAGGGAGGGATATGAAACCACTGGAGCCTATCTTAAGGGATTTGGTGAGGCCACGGTCGAGCACCTCAGCGAATTATTGGATGCTGTAAAAATTCAATTTGGCCAGGATGCCGATGCTTTAATAGCTTTAATAAAAAGTAAGATGTTG